AAACTCAGGAACTTGGGGACAAATTACAAATACAAACTTATTAATTTTAGAACAAGCAATCGGTGGTTTTACAACTTTCAACTTAACTAACGCTAACAGAGCTCTAACTTTTACTAATGGTGCTTTATCAAATGGTAAAAATGATGTTATTAAATTAACAGGAACTTTAGCAGCTAACAGAATAGTTACTATTCCAGATTCAATTGAAAAAGTTTATAATGTACAAAACGCATGTGATCATGCAGGAAACACTTTAACTTTTAAAACATCAGGAGGAACAGGTGTTCTTTTATGTGAAGGAAATAACTATGTATTATATTCTGATGGAACAAACATTGTAAAATTATCTGAGCAAAGAAATTGGAGAGCAGTGACAGCTAATGAAACAGTTCAAGCTGGTGCTCAACTTTTAGTAAATACAAATGGTGGAGCTGTAACAATTACGTTACCTGCATCACCTGCTACGGGAGATGAAGTATCATTCATTGACCAAGGATATGATTTTAATACCAACGCTTTAACTGTTGGTAGAAATAGTTCTAACATTGCTAACGCTGCAGCAGACCTCGTTGTTAATACACAAGGTGCTGGTTTCAGTTTAGTTTATTCAGGAGACGCTACTACTGGTTGGACATATAGGGAGAAATAATCCATGGCTAACTACGAAGCTACTAGATACGATTTTGATGGTCAAAATCTCACAGGAATACAAGGTCTTAATACTGGTCTTATAATACCTTGGACTGATTCTTCAGTTCCTACTGGTTTTTTAGAATGTAATGGTGCAGCTGTCTCAAGATCAACTTACGCAGATTTATTCGCAGTAATTGGCACGACTTATGGTGCTGGAAACGGTTCCACAACTTTCACTTTACCCGACCTACAAGACGACGTTACAGTTAGTAAATCTGGAAGTAAAAACTTAGCATCTACTGGTGGAGCAAACACAGTTGCTTCATCTGGAAATATAGGTGGTAACTCTGGTTCTCATACAGTGATAGAATCAGAAATGCCTTCTCACAGTCACCCTACTACAGGTGCCAAAAACAGTCCACCTACTTCAGTACAAGCAAACATTCCAGGAGGAGCAGTAAACTCAAATCACACTCAACCAGCTGCAGTTTATGGAAATAGTCCAGGAGGATCTTCTCACAGTCATACTATATCTGCTAACTTTTCAGGAGATGCAACTTCTGTTTTACAACCATACTTAACTTTATTATATATTATAAAAACATAGGAAAAAATTATGGCAAATTATGAAGCAACTAAATACGATTTTTCAGGATCAAACATAACAGGATTAGTAGGTGTTTCTACAGGTTCAGTTATCCCTTGGAGTGACGGAAGTGTACCATCTGGTTTTTTAGAATGTAACGGTGCAGCTGTCTCAAGATCAACTTACTCTGCTTTGTTTGCTATTATTGGAACAACGTATGGAGCAGGTAATGGATCAACTACATTTGATTTACCTGACTTACAAGATAATGTGGTAGTAGGTAAATCTCCAAATAAAGCTTTAGCATCTACTGGCGGTGCAAATACAGTTCAACAAACTGGAAACGTAAGTGGTAACTCAGGCAATCATACTTTAACTACATCTCAAATTGGAACTCACGATCACCCTCCAGGCCCAGGATTAGGTGGAATATATGTTCCTTATTTAGGAACACAACCTTCTGGACCTATTCCTACACCTTCAAGTTTTGCAAGGGGTGGACCAGGATATACAGGATATCAAGGAGGAGGTGGTTCTCACAGTCATGGCGCTTCTGCTAACTTTACAGGAGACTCAACGTCAGTTCTGCAACCTTATTTAACAATAATATATATAATTAAAACTTAAAACTATGGCAAACTACGAAGCAACTAAATATAATTTTGACGGTGGAAATTTAGCTGATTTACAACTTGTGAACACAGGTTTAATTATTCCTTGGACAGATTCTTCTATTCCCTCAGGATATTTAGAATGTAACGGTGCAGCTGTCTCAAGATCAACTTATTCAGATTTATTTTCTGTAATTGGTACAACATATGGAGCAGGAAACGGATCTACAACTTTTACTTTACCTGATTTACAAGACGATGTTCCAGTTGGAAAATCACCAAATAAAGCTTTAGCATCTACAGGGGGAGCTAATACAGTTCAAGGAACAGGTAATGTAGGAGGTAACTTAGCCAGCCATACTTTATCTACACCACAAATAGCTTCTCACAGGCACCCACAAAGTCCCTCGGTAGCTCAAGGTAGTAAACCAGGTGGTTATCCTCCTGGTGCTAACACTAACACAATCGCTAATGCTACAAGTGGAAATATTAGTAATGCTGGAGGTGGAGGCGGACACTCACATAATATGAGTGCTAATTTTACAGGAGATTCTAATTCTGTGTTGCAACCTTACCTAACTGTGGTATATATTATTAAAACATAAGGAGAAAAATTATGGGAACTAAACATGGAATCTGGACAGTTGTTTTTGAAGATAAAATGGTCTACAAAAAAACAGGGGATGCTTCAGTTTCTGAGCCAAAAGTAGTAGTTATTGATGACGACGCTTTTTGGAATCAATCAAAATTTTCAAATATTCACGCAATACAATTTACTGACGATAATGTTGATAATGATCAAGTAGAGTACAAGGATGGCACTGATCATTCAAGTTATGATGCTTCTGTTCTAGGAAACTTTAATGAATTTATAACTAGATTTGATACTGCATGGTTAGCAAAAATTCAAGAGGATTGGGATTCAGACAACGAAGTTGTTGAAGATCCAGCAGGTTCAGAAACTTATAGACCTGAAACTTCTGATGAAAAAATTTCTAGATTAGGTGCAAGACCTACTTCTTATACATCTTAACAGTTACTTTCTCTAGACATCATCCAAGATGTTAAAATATATTTTTCTCCAGATAAGGGAGGATTTCCTCTGTGTACATATGGAAATCCGGCAGGGAATATAACAACACGGCCTTTTTTAGGTTTTACCCTTTTTGAATAATGTAAAAATTCTGTTTCTCCACCTTCTTCAACATCATTTAAATAAACAGTATAAACTAAAGCTCTAGGCTCGTTATCAAATCCAGCTCCATGTTCTATGTGCCATATATGATAGCCTTCAGTAGGTAAAGTTTTTTGTATTTTAAAAGTAGTAAACTGTAAACCTTCTTCATAATATCCTTGTAGTCCACAATGCTCTACATAATGTTTTAAACATAAATCAAAATTATAAAAGAAAGGTTTTAATTCTCTCCACCAACCTCTAACATTATTTCTACCACAAAACAGTTGTTCATCTTTTTTAATAGATGGTAATGCTCTTTCAGCTGCCTGTCTGTTCAAAGTTCTTTTTACTTCAGACTCATCTTCAAAATATTTTATTGCTTTATCACAATCATGGTCAGGTATATATCCATCATAGGTACCTATGAAATGTTCCATGTTAACTTTTTTTGTATTAGTCATTTAAAAGTTTTGCTTTTTCTATTTGAGTTTCATCTAACGTTTTATGATTTACTGCTAGTTTATCCAAAGTTTTTTTGTTAGGTTTCCATTCTTCTTTATTTATAGTAATCTTAGATCTATCTGGTTTGGTTTGAAAAATAACAGTACATCTATCAGTATATGTTTGTAATTTTGATTTCCACCAATCAGGTTCTTTAACAGTATAATGAGCGTTTTTACCATTTAATAAAACTTGAGTTGCTTCATAACAAGTAATTGTCATAAATACATGACCGCTGTAACTATTAAATATATCAGATAAAACTTCATCTACTTTATCTTCTTGCACGTGTTCCATAACATCCACACATAAAATTAAATCAAAATCACCAGTTGGTTTTTGAGAGTATTGTGCAAATGCTGGATCATATCCAACAATATTTACAGTTGGAGAACCTGGAATTTTTGAATTATTAAAAAGTATACTGTGAAATTTAGCTTTTCCACATCCGTAGTCTAAAATAGATTTAACATTTTTTTCTTTAATAATACCAAAAACCTCATGTTTATATTCAGCTAATGCTTCTCCGCACCAATTTTCTTGATTGGCCGCATGAAATTTAGTTGCTTCTTTTAATGACTCATACATATTATTTATTATTCTCCTTAAATTTTTTTTTCAACTCTCTTATTTTTTTCTCATCATCTTTTGAAGATATATTATCTGTTGCATAAAAATAATAGTCATTATTGTGATGAGCAAAAGGTCCATCTACATTAACATAATGTAAAAAAACTTGAGCCATACCTTCTCCCTTATATTTTCCTGGTCTCCAATGTTCTGCAATACAGCCAAGATATAACACAGCCTGTCCTTCTTTCAAATCTATCGATCTACCTTCAACAACAATTGGCCACTTATCATTACTTTTTATATTAGCTGTTATACTTATTTCGCAAGAAGGTCTATCGGTATGTTTAGTTAATTGTCCGCCAAAACAATAATATCTCCAATAGGTGTATGTAGGAAAAAGTTTGTACCCAGAAGCTTTTTCTACCAAAGGTTTTTTTAAATGTAAAAACGTAGAAGCTAATGCATCTTTATACCATCCTGGAGACTCTGTGTCAGGATCAACTAAATAAGTCTTATCATCTTCTAGTTTTTTAAGAGTATAAAATTGTAATATTTCTAATTCTTCTTTTGTAAAAAAATTATCTATTATCTTGTAACCTTTTTTAATCCAATCTAATTCAGCCATGATACTATACTATATCTTACTCCTTTCTTAACAGGTTCCACTGAGTGTGGATATAAATAAGTGCTAGGGAAAAATGTTATACTATTTTTAAAAGGTTTTACTTGTTCTATAACATTTTGTTTTTGATCGTAAAAATTTAATTCACCACCTTCAAAGTCATCATTTAGATTAATTATGATACTTACTTTTCTTGGAGTTGTTGAACTATCATCTGTATGATGTTTATAGAAACCACCTTTTTTATATTTTAAAAGATCTATTTGATTTATCTGTATGTTTGTAGACAAAGGAAATTTTGCTTTGTAATAAAGATACAATCTAGTTATTTCATTACGAATTAAATTATATATCCAAATATCGGATGGGGTGCTTCTTCCTAAATGATAACCTAAGACATTTCTTTGAGACAAAAAATCTTTTCTTCCTACAGTCTCCATCTGTTCCTTTGCTTTTTTATCTGTATATTTTTGAATTAATTTTGAAACGTTTGGATCAAACATGTTTTTAATTTTAACTATACCATCGGTGAGTAATATATCAGACATACTTTTTTTCTTTTAATTCTTTGTAATGCTTATAACACAATTCAGTAAAATTAGTCAAATCTAAAGCCTCTTTAAATGTATCTACTTTATAAGCTTCAATGCCATCGTATCCCATTTCTTTTGCTATTTTAAATCTGTAGTGACCACAATGTATTTCTTCGTCTTTAAAAACAGCAGGAAATATAAGGCCATCTTTTTTCATAAACTCTCTGACAGTATTAAGGTGATTTTGATCCCACTCTATTTTATCTTGTAAAGTATCAAAATTTATGTAGGATAGACGTTCGGGAAACCAGATTATTCTCGCTTTCATTATTTTCATAAGTATTATATAACACTTTATATGCTACAAAAATTAAATTTCAAGCCTGGTTTTAACAAGATGATCACAGATTCAGGAGCTGAATCTCAATGGGTAGATGGTGATTTTGTTAGATTTAGATATGGATTACCAGAAAAGATAGGTGGTTGG